GTGTATTTGTAATACTTTTCATAAATTTCAAGAACCTCACTACGGGTTAACAAATCTTCTCTTGTTGGGAATGTTCCTGTTGGAGTGTGTCCACCATATTCTTGATTATATGGTAACAAATTGTAACGATACCCATCATCGTTTTTTTCTGCAGGGCTTTTGTATGGATATAAAGTAGATATTACAGGATTTAACAAGTCTTCATCATCAACAGGTACGAATATTGAAACTCTAACATTTGGTACCCCAAATCCACCATTTGCAACCACACGACCAACAACCACACCATAGTCAGCACAGAAACGGGTGTAGGCATCTCCTTGAGTAAGTTTCATTGATAAGATTTCTAAAAAGTCGAAATCTTGTTCTACATTCAGTTGTAAAGTTTGGTCTACTCCTAATTGTGTACGTAATCTGTATGATTTAGGCATATAATATCTTTTTAGATAAATAGTTATTCATCTATTTTCATAATAACTTAGTAAAACTCTATGTAAAGGAATTAAGAGAAATCGACCGTCTTAAGGTTCTTAATTCTAACCTTAATGTCTTTGTTAGGAAATCTAACTTGGTAAATCTGTGATGGTTCGGCGAAAATGGTATCATCAACTAATAGAATTTCTTTAGTTGCACTGTTAGCATATCGTTGTGAAGTCTCAGATGATGAGTATTGACCACCAACTTTGTTGAATACTTTTAGGTCTGTAACAGATATGACACCAGCAACATCTTGAACTTGACTTCTAATTTCTGAGATAAATACGTTTCCACCCATTTCTCTAAAGACAGGACTCATCAATGTTTGTATCTTGTCAATTACTCTTGTGATAACCTCACCTTGGTTCTGTGCGGCATCAACTACTACTGAAATATCAAATTCTAAATCAATAACTTGAGCGACATTGATAGAAATATAATCATTTATCATTCTATAGTTTGATAAGTAATTAGCTAAATTTGTTTTCAATGTGTTAGATACCGTCTGAGTCAATGAACCAGTAGAGTCGTATGAAACGATGTTGATATTAATTTTGTTATCTTCTTCTGTAATTGCAACTTTTGCAGGTGCTCCATACTTACCCGGCATTTTTCTAATTAAAGCATAGTAATCATTTACGGTTACCGCTCTGTTTTGAGATGCAAAGTTAAATGTTACCATATTTCTAACTTCCTCGATGTTTGGTTGGTTAGCCCCACCAATAGCTGCGGTAACGTTGTTTACCCTTAATGAATTAACAACTTGTTGGTTAATATTTGCTGACGGTCCATTAACAAAGAAGTTAACAGTTCCAACTTGGTTAATTGTGTTAACACCGATGTTAGAAACTGTACCACCACCAACTCTGTATTGGACAAACAATGTCGTATTTGCCTTTACTGTCTTACCCAAACCAATATTGTTTTGATAATCTTGTATTCTCAAAGGAACACCAGTTCTTGAAAACTGTGCTAATTGGTCGTCGGCAGTTACTGTGGCATTACCAAACTGAACTCTTAAGAAACCTTCAGGTGTATATTCAGTAATGAATCTTAATTCAGTTTCAATATATCTTCCAACCTTAATACCCGGTCTATCTGCCGGTTTTGTTGGGTCTTCAATAAAAACTCGACTTTCGGCTAATGAATCAACTTCAAACCATCTATCGGGTGAATTGATAAATTCAGAATAAGTTGGAATAGATTGAAATGATGTTCCGTCTTTTTGGATAACAGATGTTACACCTATAATGTTTTTTTCAGGTAAGAAAAATTCAAAGAATGGCTTAATGTCTGCAGGTGTAATAACTTTTTTATATACTTAAGTTATACCATTAACAACAACCTCTCTTTTAGTTATTGTGTAATTTAATAGTTTACCATTAGAGTCAAAATTTGGAATTTTTGTTTGGTTAGGGAATCCTTCACTGTTGTATTGTGATGAGAAATCTATATCAAAAACATTTTCAAATGTTTGTCCTGCTCCAACTACTTGAGAACCCGCTCTTAAAATACCTAAGTATCTTGTATCTTCTTGGTCACCAAAGGCAGGTACTGTAATAGCAAAGTCACAAAGTGCAACCGATGGTCTATTACCAGGTATCTTTAAACCATAGGTTCTAGCGATGTTAAAAATAGATGAACGTTGTTGAGCGTATTGAAGAACTGTCTCTTGAATACTTCTATCCATGTGATAATGTAAGTTATCACCGATAGCAGCATTCAAATCTAAAAATACTGAATATACTGAGGCATCATTAAAGTTGTCAATTAGTTCAGGGTAATACTGTTGAGTATAATTGATGAGGTCCTGACGTAGTGATTCAAAGTCTCTGTCTGCGTATGAAATTCTTCTTTGTGCCATTTACATTAAATATTGATAATAACGAAATCCTTACTATTAAAGGTGCTATCTGTTATAGTATAATCAATTCTTATTTTTGCTGTATAGTCCGCAACACCTGTTCCGGGTACTCTATAAATACCACTAACACCTATTTGACTCATATTTAAGTCTCCAATGAGTTCAAGTTCTTCGGTATATGGTGTAATTGTGATATCATTTAAAACTAAATTTGGTAAAAACTCATCAACGGATTGTCTGATATCTGCTTTGATTGCCTCAAACGATAAACCATCCATCGGTTCAAAAATAAATTCATAAATTCTCGTACCAAAATTTGGTAAATAATATCTACTACCCTTTCTCGTAAGAATAAGGTTTAACAAGTCTGTTCGTATTTCCTCTTCAGGTGTTTGTGATAATGATAAATATTTTCCGTCCTGACTCTGTCTGAAAGGAAAATTAATACCATATGTTTTACCATCTGCCATATTACATAAATATATTCCTATTATTTTTTTTAGAAACAAAAAAACCCGACAAAATATTTGCCGGGTTTTCTACGCATTATTGTTGTTTTTTACATCTTATGCTTCACAACTCGTGCAAACTAAATCATTAAGATTGAGTTTTTTTCTTGAGAATGCCTGAGCTGAGTTCATTGAGTGTTGGTAGTAAAGTGTTTTAACACCTAACTGCCAAGCGTCGATAAGAAGTTTATTGACATCTTTAGTTGGCATGTCAGGTGAAATCATTAAGTTCAATGACTGTGATTGGTCAATGAAATCTTGTCTAATTGCCGCTTGGTTAATGATTGTTGACTGATTAACTTCAGCGAATGTTCTGAACACATCTTTTTGTTCATCTGTTAAAAACTCTAAGTGTTGAACTGACCCATCGTGTTTTTTAATACTATCCCACGTTGCTTTGTTGTCTTTTTTTATTGACACCAATAATTTCTGAAGTACTGGATTCTTAATAGTCACTTTTAATTTAGCCACGTCCTTTACATAAGCATTTGACCAAATTGGTTCGATTGATTGAGATACCTGACCCAAGATAAATGCTGAAGATGTTGTTGGTGCAATTGCGTTTAGTGTTACATTTCTTCTACCGTATCCAACAAGAGTTTCAGGTTCACCAAACATTTCCGCCAATGTTTCAGAAGCTTTGTATGACTTATCTTTAATAAGTTTGAATACCTCAATGTTTAATCTTGCACTGTCCTTACTGTCAAAAGGTAATCCTTTAGACTGAAGAAGTGAGTGCCAACCCAAAACACCTAAACCAAGAGCTCTTTGTCTTTTAGCAAAATTGTAAGCCTTTTCAAGGTAGAAAAATGCTCTGTGTCCTTCGATGGTTCCACTGTTTTTAATGTCATCAATTTTAGTGATAAATTCAGTAACAACTGCATCAAGGAAATAAACCATCATCTCAACCGCATCTGTATCTTTCCACTCGTCATAATGAAGTAAGTTCATAGATGACAATACACAAACAAAAGATTCTTCTTCTGAATTGTGTAGTGCTATTTCAGAACAAAGATTAGAGTTGTAAATTTTCATATCTTTATCTCTATAAACTTCAGGTGCCTTTTTGTTCATAGTGTCGGTGAACATAATATATGGATATCCAATCTCACCTCTACGTTGAATTACTTTAGCCCAAATAGCTCTCTTTTCTTTATCCCCATTTACCATTTGTTCCATAAACTCATCCGTAACTGTAACAGCATGTGTCAAATCCTGAATTGGGAAACCTTCAGTTCCAATTTCTAAAAATTCCATGATGTCGGGATGTTCAACAGGAAGGTATGGTGAAAATCTTCCTCTACGTGTAGAACCTTGCGAAATATTGTCAACAACACTTTGGAATA